GGAAAATTGGCAGTCTGAATACCATTGAGATACAGATAGATTGTATTTCCTATCCTGACTCAAGCAACATGGTTCCATGCTGAATAATTTACAGCCACGGATGAAACTACAGCAGTTTCTGCACTACCGTTCGCACTGACACCAAATGCTGGATATCCCCCATCTGCTAGAAATAGCCAAAATGCTTTTATTGACCCTGATCTTTGGCAGATTAATCCTGGATAAACACCATTCCCCCAGTAAGATGGAGGATAAAACAAGCACTCTATTGTAAAATCACCTGTTCCGAAGTCAAAATCTGTACTCGCTGGAATTGTTAAATAGTCTCCAGATCCATCAAAATAAGCCCTATTGCCCACGATCTTAGTATTACCATAAGCAGTAACAGTCTTGCCTTTCAGATCAACAAAGTTGGTACTATTCTCCTGCCCATCCATGGGCATAGCAAGAACCGTCTGGCTCCAGTATGGAGTGCTTTCTGGAGTGTTATCTGCATGGGTTGGGTCATAGTACAGATTCAACACAGTGGGTACAGTGCTAGATATAACCGGTATGTTCGCCCATAGTTGAGCAGAGATACTATCGTTGTCCCAACGCTCTTTCTCGACATAACACTCAACTCCAGTATTACCAATTTCTAGGGCGATTTTATTTGTCGCTGGAATAGTTCCTCCATCTGCAAGTTCCGTGGCTGTCAGATAGGTATAAGTGGTTGCCGAAATCCCAGCTACAGTCCTCAACAACGAACCCGTCTCTCCGTATATTCTGAGGGTATAGGTAGTCCCTGCTTCCGGCCCTATATCTCCTTCATCTTGTTTGTTATGGGTCACTGTTTGTAAAATCCTGCTTCTATGAGCCCAGGTTAAGGAAAGTTCCTGTATAAGTCCAATATTGGATGGCCAGCGTGACCCACATATCTTGACATTTCCTGGGGGGTAAGGGCGCATCATCCTTCCTGTAAGGGTTTTGGTATTTGAACTAGCACTGCCTATTGGTAGCCTACCAAGACCTGTAGCTGGTAGCATTTTCAACTCCACTTGCTCCCCTACTGCCCTCTCAGTGGCGTCCAACCCAAACAGTCCTTGATGGAACCACATGAAGGCCCCAGCAGGGTGGAATACTGGTATAGTATCCAGTATCCCCCTGGCCACAACAATAGACTTCGCCACCACATCCACAGAGAGAATAGAAACCCACTCATCTTCCAACATTGCGTAGTTTCCAGCTTTTATCATATTGGAATCAAGGTAGGGTTCCGACAGAACTATTGTAGATTGGACCTCTGGGGCTACTGACACACTTAATGTCCCCAAAGCTGGGAATGAGTCTGTATCTTGATAAATATATTCTGGGGCCCCAACATTCCTAGACCAAGTTTGATAGTTCATTGCGTCATTGGAAGGTTGTCCACAAACAGAACATAAAAGGGTGCTTGTGTTGTCGATTTCAGCAAGGACCGCTTCGGAATCTCCAAAGACATCCACTACAAACTGCCACCAAGTCATCTCAAATATCTTTCTTCTGATAGCATCAGCTGGTGGGTTTTTAGTCACTGCCCAACTACTTACCTCTGGGGTTATGAAAGCCACTGCCCCAAGTCCATAGGTGTCTCTGACTGCAACAATCCTGAGAGCACCATCGTCAATGGCACCAACCTCAACACTGGCTATCCTCATAACCATGCCAGTTACTCCAATATCTGGCCAGTTGAACACAAAACAATCTCCCTCTTCTAAAGAGAAATTCTTCCTATTGATAATCAGAGTACATGTTGATATAGGAACTGCAGACTGTTGGAGTTCTCTTGAGGCTACCCTAGAAGCCCAATCTGAAGTAGCAAATCCAGGCATGTGAATAGTGAGTGAATTTATCTGTCCACCACATCTGTTTATTCCAGCAACATCTTGAACAGTTACTCCACTAGCTCTATTCTCTCTGTCAACGTATGTGACTATGACCTGATTAACCATGTCGGTTGAACTCGGGGTGAAAAATTCCACAAGCTCAAGGATGTTGGATTCATTTAGTATTGGGAGAATTCCTATGGTGTAGTCATTACGAATGGCCTTCAATTTAAGTTTACCCGTAACATGACTGAAGTATAAAACACCGTCTATGTGGTTAAGTATTACTTTTATGAATTCATCCACGCCTGAGTTTTTCCCCCAGAGCAGGGATAGTCCAAGACCCTCATTCTGCATTAAAAGGGCTGTAGCAAAGAAAGAGTTCTCATCAATGTCTGTCTCTGGGTATCCAAGAGTTCCCCAGTAGCTATTAGTGAGAACTTCCCTGACTATATGGGCAGGGTTCATGTCTATAAAACCGTCAGAGGCAGTAATATTGGCATAGTCTGGGCGCCATCCAGTTAAAGTCCTCTGAGCCATCATTGACCATTCCTTAATATAAGGATTATTGGCAGACACCATAACCTTGTTGCAAACTAGAGTGAGCAAGCCACGGAAGGCTGGAATAATGGAAGTTCCTAGCACCCTCACTAAGTATGGATTTTTGTCTTGGGAGGGGACCCCGAAACACACATCTACGTTACCAACTATTCCCCCTTCCTTTCCCTCTCCTCCAAATAACTCAGGCTTGTCAATGTATATGGTGGAGTTAGAAGATACCGCCCCTGTCCAAGAAACTTTATCCCCAACATCAATTCTCAGAATTTTATCGGCGAATTGACAGAAGGCCAATTGAAGGCCAGCATAATACCTGTAGCCAGAAACATACTTCTGCTTCTTCTTACCTCCACTACTGCCCATTAGTCACTCTCCTGTGAAGTTGGCTCTACGGCCCACCCAGTTGATTCTGCAAACTCTATCGCTTTAGTAGCATAAGATGTCTGATCCAAACTTAACAACAACTCAGCATCAATGCCCTCTGACGTGAGCTTTCTCCAAGAATATCCTACGTCCTTACACCATACCCTCATCTGTCTATTGCAATAGCCAAGAGCTTTGAGGTGCCAAAACTGAACGTGCCCAATCATTTCTTTCCACCACCCTCTTGAACTATTGGAGTAGTTCCAATATCTCCATACCAAATAAGGTTTGGCTGTTTTAATAACCTTGTTCCAAAGAGGATTGGTACAGGGGAAGACGCATCTACGGTAGTTGCTGTCAATTCCCCAGGTACTGGATCATCGGCCTTTGGAGTCTTTGGTTGGAGCAGATAAGAGACTACAGTAAGAGCCACCCACACTAGAGCTAGTTGCCACATAATTCACCTATACTATTGCATCCCCGGTGAAGGGATTGTCATTAGGGAGAAAGGGGAGTCCACCGAAATTATGCTCATTATTGAATAGACTATTACAAGCGGATAGTGTTCTTGGACAGCCTGGAGTCAGTGTAACGGGAGCACTCACTACAGCTTCAGGGATACCATCAAGTAGTTTTATTGCAGTTCCAGAGTGAGACACCACCATCATAGATTTTCCATCTACTGTAAATACCCCTCCAGTAAAGAATCCATCTGGCCTTCCACCAGAACTACTCAGCACAACATTAGCCCCAGTGACTGAACTTATAGTAGTAGATGTCACCCACGATGCTGAATTCAGCCCACATTGAACCCCGAACAGAACATGAGGGCAACCAAGTTGAAATATCCTTCTTAATCCCAATCTCTTAAATAGAGTAAAAGTAGAATCTGAGGATAATGTCGCAACAGAACCATGCCACTTACAACCAGTTATTCGTCCTTTCCATATTACAGAAGAGTTTGAAGTTAAGTCTCCATAATGAAATCTGCTTATGGTTATGGTCATTATAGATGGTATCCATCCGGACCTAAACCCTAAAGTAACATCAGCATCTTTAACAATTTCAATATCAACGGAGGATTTATTAACATCTCCGCTTCTAGTAAACTGCCCTCTGCTTATATAAATAGGTGAGTACACACCCTCACCCACCATAATCTCATGGTCTGCGCTGGTGTACAACCACTCAGAACTCCCCATAGAAAATCTATAAAGCTCCAAAGGCTTACTATCAAAATCGCTCTTTTCTCGTTGTTCAAACGTCATGGCAAAGTCACCACTGGAATACTAGATGTCATTGATTCGGTAGAGTCCCATTTAATTTTTATATCATCAGAATCAAATCTGACGAGCTCCATCCAATTGTTTCTTAATACCGAGCTCTCAGAGATAGTAAATGGTAGTGGGGCAGTAAATGTCAGCTCTTCATTCCCATCCAAAGTTTGCATCACAGAGGCTACTTCCATTCTAAAAATCTCTCCTGAGAAAAGTTCAAACTCTAAATGAGTTCTGGAGGCACTTCCAAGAAGTGATCTTTCATAATCCATTTGCACTACTACCACTTTGTTCTGTCCAGAATTGGCAGTCAAGGCGATCTCAATGGAATCTTCGTCGCTTACTACCCAAAAAGGCACCAATTTACCATCTCTTTCATACAAAAATCTCAGAAATTCCCCAATTTGAGCCCTTCCTTGAAGGAGAAATTTCAACGTCCTGGATCTTATGGGTTCTAAGGACTGAATATCATACGCAACGACCCCAGTTATGTTGTCTAGTTTAACCCATTTATTATCTAATGATTCTTGTGGGTCTTCCCAAGTAATAGGGAAGTCGTTCACTGCATACCCGTCATAAGACTCTACTGAAAATCTACCGGGAAGTCTAGTCTCATTCATCAATTCTGCCAGAACCTCAAACTCTGCAGTGTCATCTGTGTGTCTAACTATCTTTCGTGTTGTAAGAATGTTTGCATATCTGCCTGGGGCTATGAAAGACCCAACCGGCCAGTCTTTTAAGAATGGGGTACCAACAGATATTACCGACTCCGACATCAAGGCAACATTTTTTATTTCATAATTGTTGTAAGCATCCCATACAACTACCCAGCGGTCTATCTCGAAATCGGTGTTCAAGGTATCAATAGTTACTGTTGCGTCCAATGCTGTTATTGGGGTAGTCAGCATTTGTACATCTCCAAACATTGGAGTAAAATAGAATCTCACTCGTCTGGCACCTAAAATATTCTCAAGGTGTCTGCGTACCTTTCCTGATTCAACGAATTTAAGACTTAATGAGTGTCTAGCACGATTTCTAAGCTGAACCCTTTGCTCAGTACGATCATGAGCTATCATCACGTCAGTAGCCCATTGAAAGCTTTCTGAGAGTCCTTGACTCCAATCATGTTCACACATCAAATACCCAATGACCCCAGATACTATTGGTACCCTACTACCTTTTAGAGTTATTACTGGATCAAGTGAGCAAGAGGAGTTAAAGGATATGGTTGCTTCAAATGTTGGCGGCCCTTCTAAGCCAATAACTATATCCACCCTTTGCTGCCCTTTAGCTGGAATAGTTGTTGGGATGGTTAGAGAATTGCTGATGCCATCTATCTGCCCAGTAGTAGTCAGCGAGTCTACATTCAGACTCGCTGTAGGGTTTCCGTTATAGAGATAGGTTGCAACCTTGTACTCTTTGCGAAGGAACCCTACCTCTCTGTATTTTGGTGCAAATGAAGTAAACATCTGCATTTCCCTATTCAGATTCTTAGAAGAAACTAATGGAGATAAAGTGAAAGGTAAAATTGTTGGTACAAATCCAGATGACATATTAGAACCTCATGTAGAGGTCTATACAAGGAGACCATGGAGTCAGTATTGATGAAGATATATTCTCTGAACCCGTAAGACCAGACCAATGAATCACATCTACAGGGGCCATAGAGACCATACTCCCATGAATTGGATTTGTAATATAAGCCGGTAATGGGGCTCCTGGGACCGGATAAAACGGATAAGCAGTATTGTGGAAAGAAGTGGTTGATAGGGTTTCAGGACACTCCCAAATACCAGTAGTAGCCGGTATATCTCCATAGATTATCTGCTGAGTTATTAGCAGACTATGCTTTAAAAGAAATTCTGACATTATGCTCTAAGAAGTTTCCAAGGGTAAGACCTTCCAACCCCTACTGTCTGAGTGAGAGTTACCGTTATCTCTGTATCTATAGGCACTGGAATTGAATACTTATTGGGCTCAGTTTGTACATCTGAATAAGTTGTAGAATATGCCTTATATGCACTGTCTGAAAATTCTCTCTTAGTGAGTATGTTTAAGACTATGGTGTCTCCAGCTTGCATAGCTGAGGTATTTACAAGGAGGACATATATGCCCACACCTGTTTTCTGTGATAAGGAATGTTCTGTGGATATTACCGCAGTTTGAGTTCCGTATGCTGCCGCTGTTAGTGCCATTTCTTAGTCCCTATGCGCTGAGTTTAAAAAGGTAAGAGTCTTCCCCAATAACATATTGATCGGCCCCAATAGTTATAATGTCCCAAAGCCTATAAATATCATAACCATAAGAGCACCTATACACCCCCTCGGCTGTCCCTAGTGGCTGTCTTTGTGAAGTATTTGTATGGATTCTAAAGATCATTACTGGAAATGGAACTATGGCGAAGTTATACCTACACAAGGTTGACACACAACTTTCAGAACCTCCACTACCAACTAACATCCCTGTTCTTATAGCATTATCCCAAGGGGTAGCCCAAGTCCCGTCAACAAATAAAGCTGATGCGCTGTTAAGATAAGATTCAGCTCGGAGAAACGTACTTGAGCTTGAATAATTCCCACATAAAAACACACCATTTGCAAATGTGCCAACTTTTCTATCTATAGTACC